ATCTTCCATTGCTTCCTCAGTAACTGAGAAACCTAAAGCAATAGTTTCATGTGTATAACGGGCAACAAAAGATTCTTGTGCAGTATCGTAAGATATTGTCGCACCTTCGTCTTTTACTGGAGCAGCCGCAAATCCTGATAACTTCAGTTCTTCCTCAAACGATCTCTCGGAATTTTCTGAAGAATAGATTTGGTCATGCTCATTCTCGTAGTTATTGTACTCTTCTCCAAACAAAGCATTCAATCCAGGAAGAAGTTGTTTAAGCTCATTGGCTCTTGAAATTGCTGCCATGATTTACCCCCTAGCCTATGCCAGTTGTGTTGAGCAATTGATGCCCTACGTTAAACATTACTAATACATCTGTGTAAGAATCACCAATTGCGCTATCTGGACCATCGACAAAGTCGACAATCTTTACAGGTAATGTATTGGTGGTTGCTACAGTAGATATATCAACCGAATTTTTGCTTGTTCCTATTGCTGTACTTCCTGCAGTTTGAACAACAGCACAATTCTTTCCAAGATCATCTTGGTCAGCAGCGCCATCGCATTGCATTTGCATAACAATAAAAGGATCAGAAGCAACATAAGCAACAATATCACTCGCAGCCGTTGAAGCTGGGAAATATTGGTTAGGTGTAAATTGACCAGTAGTTGGGTCAGTGTATGCACAACCTAAGAAAACGCCTATTGGAGTACAAGCCGTAGTACCAGTATCCTTTTGGATAGTAGTATTAGGGTTATCGTCACCCCACTTTACAAAATCGCCATAGAATATGGAAGTTCCATAAGCACTTTTGATTTTGTAATGCGTTACTTTAGCATTGTAAGAAGCAGACACTAACGAGCTTACAGGTCTAGCACCATGAGGACTAGCTGATGAAGCCATAATAGTCTCCTAAATTAAAACAATTACTTTTCCAAGCCTAAGAATCTTTACCAAAGGTTGTTGATGATTTCCTCTCAAAAACTTGCTTAGTAGCCATTCTAGAGTCTTGGTCCTTAAAATAAACATTGTCCACAGATTCCATTTGAGTTTTTGCCATATTTCTAAAATGGGCATCTCTAGCTTTCGCTTTTTCTTCTGGCATCTTGCACAATAGTTGTCCACCAATCTCAATATTTCCTTTATCTGCCCATTCGGATTTGTAGTCCAAAGTATGAACATGAAGTTCAGGATGGTCTTCCGCCTTACATGGAATCCAACCTTCTCTAAACTTCCTAGATACATTAGGATTGTCTGCATTTCCTAGCAGACTGGTTCTTATGTACCTAAATACCCATCCTTCTTGAGGATTAGGAGTTGGTAAGTTTGATGGATTTTCCCAACTCTCTGTGTGTTGGGTAACCTCTCGGTCATCTGACCCTCTAGGGGTACGCACTTGATTAGAGTCTTCTGTAGAAGATTCTACTTTTTCATTTTCATTATTAGCTTTACTTTCTTCCATTTAGGACTCCTGTAATAATTGTTTTGCGTATTGCTCAGGCGTTATACCAAGTTGACGTGCTAATTTCACTTGCGTCTGAGTCAAACGTACATTGCGAGGATTTTTATTTGTACCGCTATTCCTCGATACGGGTGCAACAACATTTGTAGGTTGTCGTTTTTCTTCTACTGGTGCTTCTACAACTTCCGTTGCATCTACACCAAAGAAACTGGGAAACTCTTTTCTCATGGCGGTATCTACTTCGCCATAATATTTTTCTGATTGACTGGCTGGGTCTACACCTTGTGCTTGCAATCTTTGGTCTATAAACATTGCATAAGATGTCATTTCTCTATGTACAGGCTCTGTACCCATAAACCAAGCATTTTTTACTGCCCATGCTTTCATGTCATCATCTAACTGTGGCTGTTGTACTTCAGGTGTAACAGGATTCTGCTTATCATACTGCTGTCCTATTTGTTGCTGTATGGTTTGTGCATACTGACCTGCTGCCTGTTCTGCCATAGTAGCTTTAGAAAGTTCTTCTTGCGCTGCAGCCATATCGTCTGCATTGCCTTCTTCGTAAGCTTTTTTAAATTTTTCTTGAGCGTTGTGTTTTGCCCATTGAGCGTTATTAACTGCTTGTCTATTTAAGACATCACCACCTTGATTTATCATGGTTTGCAGTTTTTGGTTTTCAGACATCAAGTGTTTGGAAGCTCTAATTGCTTCTTCTGACTCTCTCAATGCCTGTTCTTTTGCTCTACGCTCTTCGTGATATTCGTATTTGATTTTATTAATGCGGTCACCAGCGCGTTTGCTGTATTCTGAAATCTCTGCATCTAGTGCATCATCATCTACTGTTTCCTCTTTATCCGCACTTTCTTTTTTTGGAGGTCTTCTGTCTTCTTCAGGAACATCTTCCACAACTTCCACTGATAAATCATCATCCGTTGTGTTTGTCTGTATTTCAGTTTTTACTCCAAAAAACTTGTCTTCCATAGTCTGTGGTTTTAAATCACCATCAGCGTCAGGTTTAAATTCTGTCTCTATAGACGTTTCTACTGTTTGATTTTCACTCATGCTCTAACTACTCCCGTTGGGTCTTCGACTACTGCTTCCACAGTATCATCGTTAATTAAGCGAAACTCTTGTCCATACATTTTCATGCGAGTCCCTGAATAAGCTCTAAATACTACCCAGTCTCCAACTTTGCACCAAGCACCGCTCGGAAACCGCCTATCGTCTTTATAACAATCAGGACCCATTTTCAAAACGTATCCGCAAATATTACTTACTTCTTCGTCTTTAAGGGTTTGACTAGCCTTTACAATACCACCTTCAGTTTTCTCTTCAGCTTGTGGCATAGCCACTAATACTTTATAACCCATTGGTTCAGGTAGTTGTTTTTTTACATCGTCACCTAAACTTTCTGGTTTTTTAACTTCTTCTGGTATTTCTACTGCTTTACTCATTTTTGCACGACATTAAGGTGTCGAGTTCCTATTCAACTTTGTGTTTTTCTAACCAGTCCAACACTTCTCTTTCTGCGAGAGCTAAACCCTCGATTATTCCACTCAGTCTTTTATACTCTGGAAAGTCTTTTACACTTCCCGTTGCTAAATGATCTGCGTGTTCGTTCATAACATCTCGAAGCTTTACTTTCAAAAACTGTGAAAGTGATTGCTCTTTGATGTCATTACTCATTCTTATTGATATCTTTAACTATATCCTTAGCAATGTCAAGACCTGTCTTGTAATCTTTAGCTGATTGCTTTTTGTTATCTTGTTCGGCATCTAGCAAATCGCTAGCAATTTTCTGTCCAATCTTCATGCCTTCAAGTTCACGTTCCGTAGATAATCTTTCCTTATCTAACTCTGTTTGAGTTCTTTGTTTTTCAGCAGCCAACTGCAATCTTGCTGCATCAGCTTCTCGCTTGCGGTCTACTTCAGCTTGCTTAATTGCAACTTCAGCTTGCTTAGCTTGAATAAGTGGGTCTTGTTGTTGTTGTTCTATTCTTTGTTGTTCAGCTTCCATCATGGCTTTGTCAGTCACTCTGCTGGCTGCCCTAGCCACTAACTCTGAAATACGTTTTTCTACATCAGGCGGTAAAGGCTCTCCTAATGGTGGCAGTTCTATACCCATCTCTTCTGCTACTTCTTTTCTAAACTTCATTGTTAGATGGTCATTCACATAAGACGATGCGGCAGCCATAATAGCAGGAGCGTTTGGAGATTTCTCTACCAAGCCAATAATCTCTGGATTTTCTTGAGCCGATGCAACTGTTTGTATATGTGCATCATGGTCTTGGAAATCGTAAGCTTTAACTGGCTTATTATTAATAAGGTTTTGTACTGCTGATACTGGATCAACTGGAGGTATTTCGCTGACATCAGGAACAATATCATCCACGTCTTGAATACCTAACACTTGTAACATCTGTCGATGTAGTTCCTTTAAGTCATACATCTCAGGTGCAGCTTGTGCTAATTGGAAAGCAGCTTGATACTGCATAATCCTTTGTGCCATAGTTGCAGCATTCGGGTCAGACACTGGAAACACATCCACTCTCTTATCAAAGTCAGTTGCTTTTATATCTTCTCCTTCTTCTGTCTCGTAAGGATAAGACGGGTTACCAAAATCTTTTATTATAGTAACAAGTATTTCAAACTCTTTACGCATTGAGGCATGAAGTCTTGCTTGCACCGCACTCATTACTTTCATGTTTCTTTCTAACAATGCTAGTGTTGTTCCCACAGGAGCCTCTGAGTTCATATCAGAAATCTTGACATCAGATATACTGGCAAAACGTCTACCTTCTTCTACTATATTACCTAACAACTGATACAAAGTAGCTGATGGTTCTTTATAAGGTAAGAAGGTTATATTGTCTTTAATAGCTCCACCAGGAACATCTACATCTCTAAATTCTCCAGGCATGATAGGCGTATCATCACCCTTAATCCTTAACCCTCTAGCCTTTAATCCACCAGGTAGGTTAGACAGTGTTCCTGCATCTACCAGTTGTCTTAATACACTTGTAGCTGACTTGGCTAAACCACCTATCATATGTATTAAACCAAACCCATAAAACCCTAATCCTGGTAAATATTGATAATGAACAAAGTGTGAACGTCTTCTCTTCTGTTCATCGTCTTCGTAATAATTTCTACGAATACTTAATATAATACCGCTTGATAAGTCTATGGTTACAACATAAGGTAATTGTATTCCTGTAGGCTCACCATCGGTTTCATCTTCAAATCCTTTTAAGTCTAAGTTGACTTGCATTTCCAACAAAGTATGTCGTTGGTCATAGATATCGTTATTAGTTTCGCCTGTTAATTCGTTATATTTTTCTTGTACTTCTGTGTAACTGTTCTGTGTGTCTGATAACTCTATATCTCTGTAGAAACCACTAACCTGCATTTTGCGTATATCATTAGATGACTTACGCATTACATGAGTGGCTCTTTCACAAGTTTCTAAATCACTGGCACCATAATTAACAACCACATCTTCTGAAGGCACAAATATTCCGCAAGGTCTTCCTAAAGTTGGATCATAATAAACTTTTCTAAATGCTGAACCAGCAAGCGGTAAAGAGAACAACATCTTTTCTGTTTCTGTTCTGTATTCTGACATTTCATAAGTCAGAAGATAATTCATATAGTCTTGGACTCTTTGCGACTGTTCTTCTTTTTCTTCCGTTACTTTGCCGACAATCTTAGTTTTAACTGGTCCCTTCGCTGGGAATATCTCTGATATTGCCTGTGATTGAAAACGGATGACTGCCTCTGACAACATGGGGTGGAATACTCCACAAGCACCCGCCCACGGGGTTGTGCGTTCTTCTATCTTCAAACCCAATTGGTCTAAGCCTTTTGTGTAAGTTTCTTCCCATTCTTTTCTAGAATCTTTATCTGTGCTGTAAGCGGAGATTAACTCAGAACCAATACGTTCCAGTTCTGTGTCATCTATAAACTCAACGAGGTTACTGCCAAACTCAGAGTCTTGACTTTCTTCTTGAGGGTCGAAATCAATTATCATACCTCCGTCTTCAGTTTCAATAGAAACTGATTCAGGATTCTCTATAGCTATGCTTAGCTCTTCTTCCCCTTCTAATTCTTCTAAACCTTCAGGAGGTGTCAATGGTGTATTTCTTTCTATTGCCAATTTAAACTCCTAATAATAATCTGCAATTCGGTTGTGTTCTAAAGGCTCGTCTTCCTCATCTGAACTTAAAGGAACAAAGCCGCCTTGTCTAAATCTTAACAGAGCTTGCGTACTGCTATCTACCAAATCATCATGTTCTGCATTTGGAAAAGCTGCAAACTCTTCTATAACTTCTTCCGCCCATCGGGTCTTTGGCGACCAAACGATTCCAGAAGCAAATAAATCTGAAACTGCGTTTACTCTTGATATCTTGTCGTTACCACGACTTGGTGTGTATTCCTGCACTGGTATCCCCATTTGCCTTAACTCAAAAATTAACGGCATACCTGCTGCCTTACCTTCTATAATAAAGGCATCAGGAGAATAGGCACGATACTTCTCCATAGAAATTTTCTTTAATTCAGGAAACTCCAATCGTTCTTTATACGCATCGAGTAAAATAACATTAGGGGTAAGCATTCCATCTTCCTCCCCTTCTTGGTAAAAAACTCCCCAAGTAGTACAAGCCGAATAATCTGCTCGTTCTGTTTTTAGGAAAGCGGTATCCCAAGATTGAATCACAAATTCGCACTGTGGTGGCTCATTGTATTCCCATTCTTTCCACCACTCCCTCTTAACTAAAGCTCCCTCTTCAGCAGTAGGGTTTTGCTGATACTGAGCAGACCATTTCGAGGCGGGTAGTTCTGACCGCAAAGCCTCCAATTCTTCTAACTTCCAAAACTCAGACCATAGGGGAGAGCCTGATGGCATTATTGCAGGAAGTTCTATGACTTCCCACTGGTCTGCTCCGCCTCTTTTAACGCTTGCATCCACAACCTGACCTGTCAGGTCTTTCTGATGCCATCTTGTCATTACTACGACAATTGAACCTTTTGGCTGTAAACGCTGTCGTGGTCCTGATGTATACCACTCGTAAGTTTTATTAAATACATTAATATCGGAACTGGCTCCTTCTTGCTCTGAATGCGGGTCATCAATAATAAGGAGGTCAGCACCTTTACCAGTTACCGCACCGCCCACACCTATCGCAAAGTATTCTCCACCCTTGTTGGTATTCCAACGACCAGCCGCTTTAGAGTCTGCTTGCAAACTGACATCGGTAAAAATACTCTTATAGTCTTTGCTGTTGACTAAGTTTCTAACCTTCCTACCAAAGCCAACCGCTAATTCTGCAGTGTGTGCAGTCTGAATAATCTTCTTATCTGGATATTTACCTAAGAACCAAGCGGGCAATAGATAAGAAGCAAATTCGGATTTGGTATGACGAGGCGGCATATTGATAATCAGCCGCTTCAGTTCTCCCTTTACTACCCTTTCAAACGCTTCCGCCATAATTTCATGGTGTTTCCCATGAATGAAGGCAGACCACATCTCATTAACGAAAGGCAAAAAATTATCTTCACACTTCTCTCTGGACTTAGCTTGATCTAGTTCTTCTAGTAGCGATAGCAGTTCTTGCTTTTCATCAGCATTTAGATTCTTTAGCTTACTAAGAACTTGGCTATTCATACCTACTTAGTATATACCCTATAAACTATATACTTAATAAAAAACTTATCTGGTAACCTATATAGTATGTACCTACTTTCCAATTGGTTACTAACTTATGTATTAACTGGGTATATCTATCTACAGATTCTACAATATTGAACCACTTCACAAAAAAAAGCAACATGAAAATTGCAAAAAATTTTTGAGGGGGTGTATGGGACCCAATCTTTTTATTCTAAACAGGGGGTGGGGTCTTTCTTTTCTCTCTGACTAATAAGTAAAAAAGAATCAAAATCAACAAAGGTTGCAAAATAACGAATAAAACAATGTTCGTTAATTGATAACCCATCCCTGTAACAAAGCCTAGCTGTTCTATTAGATAAACACAGACAGCAAATACACTATTAATCATCTCATTCATGCTAGCATTATACTATATTGATTGCATAACGCAATACCTTTATGAAACTAGGTATATGAATGTGCATATCACTATGTATGTATGTCACTATGATGGTAACGCTCTAAGGGGGGGGTGGGTCTTCAGTATCAGGGGTCTAAAAATAGGGTGGTGGCTCAGTCCTCTTTACTAAGTAACTGCGCTATTCTCTCTTCTATCTCCTCTTCTATCTGCTCACTAGGTCTATTCTCTTTGGTCTCTATAACATCACTAAAGAGACCGATGCTCTTTCCTAGTAACTCATATGCTCTCACTCTGCTAGCATCTGCCTCTGCCTCCTTGCTCTCTCTATAAAGTCCCTCTATGACATAGTTCCTTGTTCTGAGGCTAGAAGCAACTGCACTGGTCTCTTTTCTCTTAATAGCCTTTTGTATGCTTAGTGCTATCTTAGGGTTCGCAACTAACTTGCTCGCCTCCACTTCTACCCATTTAGGTATCTTCCCTGTCTTGGTTAGGGTCACGTCATATACTTTTGCATATGCCTCCTTATAACTGCCTAACTTACCCCTGATAATCTCATCCACGAACTGCCTCTGCTTTATGGTTAGGTCGGGTTCTTTCTTTACAACTTCTAGGGTCGGTTTCTTTGGGTCAGAT